TGCTTAAATTTCTCGTTAAGAGGTGATTTGATGAAGGGAATTGCCTATTTGCGCAATAAATTAAACGCAAAGAGAACGCGTGTATTACTTCGCTACAAATACTACGATATGAAGGAAAGAATCCCGGATTTGAGGATTTCCTCTCCTCCCGACCTTCAATACTGGATGGGGACGCTGGGGTGGTGTGCGAAAGCTGTTGACTCTATCGCTGACAGATTAGTGTTTGACAGATTCGAGAACGATGTCCTTGCGATAAACGATATTTACAGACAGAATAACCCCGATGTGCTGTTTGACTCTGCGATACAATCCTCTCTGATAGCGTCTTGCTGTTTCATATACATTTCAAACGGTGAGGACGGATTCCCGAGGCTTCAAGTGATAGACGGTGCAAACGCCACAGGAATTATTGACCCGATAACCGGTCTTTTGAAGGAAGGTTATGCAGTATTAGAGCGTGACGATATGGATAATGTTCTAATCGAAGCGTATTTCGTTCCGGGAATGACTACGATTATCGAGGGAAAGAAGGTCACGCAGATTGCGAATTCTGCACCGGCTCCCCTGTTAGTTCCTATTATTTACAGACCCGATGCAAAGAGGCCTTTCGGACATTCAAGAATCACAAGAGCCTGTATGAACATAATGGGCGCGGCGGTGAGGACGATGAAACGCTCCGAGATTTCGGCAGAGTTTTTCAGCTTCCCTCAGAAATATGTTGCGGGTCTTTCACAGGATGCGGAGCTGCTTGACTCTTGGTCTGCCGCTATGTCTGCTTTGATTACCTTTGACAAAGACGAGGACGGCGACAAACCGACTCTCGGTCAGTTCACTCAACAGTCAATGCAACCCCATGTTGACCAGTTCAAGATGTTTGCGGGTGCGTTTGCGGGTGAGACCGGACTTACTCTTGATGACCTCGGCTTCCCGAGCGATAACCCGACATCAAGCGAAAGTATAAAGGCGAGCCACGAAACTTTGAGGCTCACCGCGAGGAAAGCACAGAGAACATTCGGGAGCGGATTCCTTAATGCCGGTTATCTCGCCGCTTGCATAAGAGACGAATATCCGTTTGCGAGGTATCAGTTAGCAGATGTTCAGGCAAAATGGAAACCCGTATTTGAGCCGGATGCCTCAGCCCTGGGTGCGCTCGGTGATGCAATTCTTAAAATCAACCAAGCTGTTCCCGGCTATATTGACAATACAACAATCGCGGAATTCACGGGGATTGATAGTGCGTTATGAGTATAATTGAAAGATTTAATGAGGTTTATAAGGATAACCAAACTATCAAAAAGCTCCTCGCAAAGAACCGCGTTACATATAAAGACGCAAACGCTTACGCCATCGAGATAGGAAATATCCTCGGTGATTTGATTGTAAACGAGGAAAACTTCCCCGATGGAATAAGCTACGAAGATGCTCTCGCCGTTCTTTCAGCTCCGCTCAATAACAATTATAAACTCGCGCGAGATATGGCGAAGAAAGCGCAACAGACGGTGAACAGAGAGGCAGGCTTGCAGCTGAACGCTGTCACTCCGAAAGCGAAAGCCGACCTCGTTCCCGGAATTGCGAAGGAAATCTCCACAAGAGGAACGATAAGCGGCTTTGAAAAGAAACTCGCCGACCAAGTAGCGCATTTCACCCTGTCCGCTGTGGATGATACCGTCTCCGTCAATGCTTATTCACAGACGATGCTCGGCCTCTCTCCGAAGATAGTGAGAGAATCGGAATCAAACTGTTGTGAATGGTGTTCAGATATGGAAGGAACATATAGCCCCGAAGAGGCTGAAAGTCTCGGAGTTTACAGGAGACACGATAACTGCCGATGCACCGTTGAATATCAGTTAGGCGATGTATCAACTATGGTTCACACGGGCAAAGAGGGCGCAAGGCGATATGTAAGGGACGAGAGCGGGCGTTATAACCGAGTAAGGGGTAAATAAGATGTCAAAACTTACGCCTGACGAGGCGGTAAAACATACGGGTAACCAAGAGCCGACAGTAAGTCGGACACAGGAATATCAAAACTCTCTCGGTGCTGAATGTATCGAGTTATATAACACCACGGGAAGAACAGCGCAGCCGTGGCAAGAGTTATTGATATATGACATTCTCGCTCTGAACGATGATGGACTGTGGACGCATACCAAATACGGATATTCTGTCCCGAGACGAAACGGAAAGAGCGAAATCCTCTTAATGAGAGCAATTTACGGCCTTAAACGAGGGGAAAGAATACTTTGGACAGCTCACAGAACTACAACATCTCATTCAGCGTGGGAAAAGATGTGTGATTTGTTAGCAAGGACGGGACTTCAGGAAGGTGAGGACTACAAAACCGCCAAACAGTTCGGTCTTGAACGAATCATAATGAACGAAGGCGAGGCACAAATCAATTTCCGCACAAGGTCAACGAAAGGCGGCCTCGGCGAAGGATATGACCTCTTAATCATAGATGAAGCGCAGGAATACACCTTAGACCAAGAATCCGCGCTGAAATACATCGTAACAGACTCAATGAACCCTCAGACGGTCTATTGCGGCACTCCGCCGACAGCCACATCAAGCGGCACGGTCTTTACAAAATTAAGACAATCGACTCTTGCGGGTGAGAATCCGTCTGCGGGGTGGGCTGAGTGGAGCGTTGATAATCAAGTCTCACCGAAAGAAAAAGACTTTTGGTATCTGACTAATCCTTCACTCGGGACTATCTTTACAGAGCGGTCTGTAATGGATGAAATCGGTCAAGATGACATTGATTTCAACATTCAGAGGCTCGGGCTGTGGCTGAAATATAACCAAAAGTCAGCATTCACACAGACGGAGTGGGATTCGCTCGAAGCAAAAACGCTCCCGAAGCTGAAAGGGAAGTTATTTGCAGGCGTAAAATTCTCGCAAGACGGGAACACGGTATCTTTCTCAATCGCGGTCAAGACCGAGGATGAGAAAATCTATGTTGAAGCAATAGATTGCCGACCCGTGAGAGACGGATATGACTGGATGATAAACTTTATGAAGAAAGCACCCGTTGAAAAGGTCGCAATAGACGGCGCGAGCGGTCAAAGAATCCTCGCGGATGCGATAAAACAGGAAAGAGCGGGTAATGCGTATCTTCCGTCAGTAAAAGAGATTGTAACTGCAAACGCGATGTTTGAAAGCGGTGTTTACGCGGATTCCATAAGGCACGGCGCACAGCCTTCCGTAAGACAGATTGTATCTAACTGCGATAAAAGACCAATAGGCTCTTCGGGAGGATTCGGATATAAAGCGATTATCGAGGGAGCGGATATAACTCTGCTTGATTCGATTATATTGGCACATTGGCTCTGTATGACACAGAAAGAACACAGGCAACAGCGCATCGGTATCTGATGCGATTGCATAAAACTACGCTGACGAGCGGTATAAAACGGAGGTATAACAATGGCATTTGAACCCATCACCACACAGGAGGCACTCGACAACATAATCTCGGAACGCCTCAAACGAGAGCGTGAGAAGTTTTCCGACTATGACTCACTCAAAGGAAAAGTGAGCGACTACGAAAAGCAGGTCGGCGAGCTTAACAAGCAATTTGAAACGCTCACCGCGCAAGGAAACGAGATGAAAAAAGAGAACGAAACGCTGAAAGCGACCATCCAAAAACACGAGACCGACTCGGTAAAAACGAGGTTGGTGCTTGAAGCTGGGCTTCCCTACGGTGCGACACAGTTCATCACAGGCGGTAACGAGGAAGAAATAAAAGGCTCAATTACCAATTTTCTTTCCATTACCAAGACCACAACACCCCCTGCACCTCTGGCGAATCCCGAGCCGGTAATTACCAAAGAGGGACAGGCTAACGCGGCTAATAAAGCCTTATTAAGTAAATTAAAAGGAGAATAACTATGGCAGCTTCAAGAACAGTTTTCACAGTTCAGGACACTAATGACCTTTTTAACAAGGTTGCAGGCAAATCCTCACTCGCAAAGCTCTCCGGTCAGAAACCGATGAGCTTCAACGGCAACAACATCTTCACTTTCAGCTTTGACAACGAAGCAAGCATCGTAGCAGAGAACGGCGCGAAAGTTCACGGCGGCGTTACTGCGGCTTCCGTCAAGGTAGTTCCCATCAAGTTTGAGTATGGCGCAAGAGTTTCCGATGAGTTCCTTTATGGCTCAGACGAAGTCGGTCTCCAGATTCTCGAACAGTTCAAAGAAGGCGCGGCAAAGAAGTTCGCAAGAGGCTTCGATATCGCGGCTATGCACGGCTACAATCCCTATTCGAAGACCGCTTCCGTTGTGGTAGGCACAAACAACCTTGACTACGGCATCACCACCGAGGCGACCTATTCTGCTCTCGCTCCCGATGCAGCTCTTTCAACCGTAGTTGCATCACTCATCGGCGCTGACAAGGAAGTAACCGGTATTGCTCTCGCTCCCGCTTATGCTAACGCTCTCGGCACTTACAAGGTAAGCGGCATTGCTCAGTATCCCGAGTTTGCATTCGGTGCAGCTCCTCAGAGCTTTGCAGGCCACGCCGTTGATGTCAACAGCACCGTAAGCACCATCGTTGCCGATGGCGACCCCTACTACGGCTATGTCGGCGACTTCGAGAACGCTTTCCGTTGGGGCTTCGGCAAGGACATCAGCCTTGAAGTTATCGAATACGGTAATCCCGACAACAGCGATGCAGGCGACCTCAAAGGTCACAATCAGGTTTATCTCCGCTGTGAAGCATACATCGGTTGGGGCATCCTCGACTACGCTTCTTTCGGCAGAATTGACTCCGCTGACCCCGCATCCGTATGAGAATATACAGAAACAAGGTGACGGGCTACACCTTATCTGTGCCTGACGGCACGGTCTTCAAGAGTGATGCTTACGAAGAGCTGACAGCTCCGAAGGAAGCACCCAAGAAAGAAGCACCGAAAAAGAAGCCCGCTTCAAAGAAAAAGTGAGGTAATGTGATATGGCTGACTACGCAACCGTTCAAGATATAATCGCCCTCAAAAGGCCCCTGTCTGCGGCTGAACAGGCAAGGGCAGAGGCTCTTATACCGTTAATAAGTGACGCTATAAGATATGAGGCGCAAAAGGTTGGCAAAGACTTTGACAAGATGCTTTATAAGCCGTGCGGGGACTTCGTAACCAAAAACCAAGCCCTTGCAAGTGTGGCAAAAGCGGTTGTTGCGGATGTTGTAATGAGGGAGCTTAACACTCCCGCAGGTCAGCTCCCTGCGACACAGTATAGTGAAGCCGCGGGCGGTGTCAGTCAGTCTTATTCAATCCCGAATTCCTCCGGCAGAATAGCACTTTGGCCGTCCGACTTGAAAGCTCTCGGGCTTAAAAGACAGAAAATCGGCTCAATATCAATGATGACGGAGTGGTGATTATGTTACCTTCATTTTTCACACAGACTATTTACATATTGAGACCCGTCTATAAGATTGAGAGAGGCTCGGAAGTTCCCGACTGGGAGAACGCGACTACACGGACTTGCAGTCAATGCTCCGTTCAGCCTGCGGCGACCTCTCTCGACCAAGACGGGCGGATTCTCGGAATCAAAGACGGATTGACGGTCTATTGCCCTTATGACACAGATGTGCAGAGCGGTGACCGCATCGTCTATGAGAACGAGACTTATGTAATAGACGGTGTTCCGCAACGCTCAATCTCCCCCTCTGGTTCTATCAGCTCCACGCAGTTGCAGATTAAGAGGTGGGAAGGGTGATTAAGCTCCAATGGAATCATAAAGGTTTCGCGGATATTCTCTGCTCGGACGGCGCGCAACAAATCTGTCAACAGATAGGCGAAGAAATCCGGGACAGAGCCAATTCGGAGCTTACCTCGGATGATACGCCCGGTTTTGAGACTGGCGGTAAAATCGTCCGCGCCTACGGCTCTCAGAGGTGGATGCAATTTGTGCATACAACTGACGCGGCGACAATGATTGCGGAACAGAATGACAATGTTTTAAGTAAGGCGGTGAAGTGATGATAAGACCTATCGACATAGAGGATGCGGTGCGTGATATATTAAGCGGTTCTATAACCGCATATTGCAGACCGCTTCCCAAGACCTATTCCTTGCCTAACATACTGGTAACCGCCACAGGCGGAAGTCAGGGCGCAGACTGGAAGGGAATAGATGTAATGGACACATTCACCGTAAAACTCGATTGCAGGGGCGCGAGTGAAGCCTCTGCACTTGATACATTGCGCACAGCAATAGGAACGCTCCAAGCGTCAAGAGACGCAAGGATTTGCCGTGTATTAGTAAATTCACTCTACTCTTGGGGGAATGACGGAACGAGACCCGACCTCGCAATGTGTTCCGCGACATTACTCGTTACCGCTCGCCCCGAAAACAAATAAATAGGAGGCAAACACTATGTCAGTTAATATCGGCATCGGCGATGCGTCCGGCTACTTTGGCTACGGCACCGCAGGCTCAGCCGCAACTGTCGGCACAGATATACTCATCTCGCAGGACGGTATCACCCTTTCGACTCCCTCTCACGAGGTTCTTAAAGATTGGGCGAATACTGTTGTAAGAGCAATGCCCGGTGAAGACCTGCCCACAATTCAGGCAAACTTCATCACCACTTCGAGCGATGTCTTTGACCTGCTCTTCGGCGGCAACACTATTGACGCTTCGACAGTTCCCGAGACTCACTCATTCATCTTCAAGATGGTTGACGGCAATGACACCATCACCATCAGCTGCACCAACGGCGTAGTTACCGAGGTTGACGATATCACCTTCGCCACCACGGAAGTTATCACTTGGACTGCAACTATAACAGCTGACTCTTGGACTATCGTCAAAGAGACCGCCAGCGTATAAGAAAGGAAAAAAGTTATGGAAATCACCCTCAATAAGCCCGAGGTCGAAACCCTCAAAGTGAACATCGGCGACCATTCCTATGAAATCCCTCTCGGAAGCTCGCTGACTCTGGCAGAATACGCCTCCCTTGACACTTTTGAAGGGACGGTAAAGTTTTATAAGAGATATATCCCCGAGATAGACACTCTGACCTTCTCGGAGATAAATCAGATTACCAAAGCGTGGACGGAAGCCACAACAAAAGCAAATAACCTCGGCCTGGGGGAACAATAAGCCTCGCAAAGTTTATAACTGAACACCGCGAGGCAGTTGACTATGACTTACTAACCAAGACGGGCAAAGCCCTCGATGAAGTTGGGCGAGGCCTTTCGTGGGCTTCGCTCAACGCCTTTGTTAAGAATACACCGCCGGACGGGGCGTTGATGCGGGAGCTTAATCCCGAGCTATACCAATGGGCTACAACAGCCAAAACCAACGCTCTGTTGGCTGATATATATGATTTGTTGGCGTGGATAAATGCGAATCTATGCGCAAAGGGAAGCGGCAAGCGAGCCAAACCCCCGAAGCTATATCCGCGCCCGCAAAAGAAAGATAAAAAGAAAATAGGCACACCTTTGCCGCTTGATGAGTTAAACAAGCGGATATTCGGTGATAAAAAGAGGTGAGACAATGGCGGGTATGATTGAAGTCGCGAAAGCGACAGTTACTATTGTTCCCAATATGGAGGGCGCACAGAAATCAATCACAAGCGACCTCACAGGCGTAGCAGAGACCGCAGGCGATAAAGCAGGTCAAGCCGCGGGCGGCAAAATGGCAAAAGGAATCGGCAAGGCAATCGTAGGGACTGCTGTTGCCGCAAAGATAGGTAAAGGCATCGCGGACTCTTGGAAAGAGGTTGACGCGGCAATGGACACCGTAGCGACCAAAACGGGAGCAACGGGAGCCGCCCTTGAAGGATTACAAGACAGCGCAAAGAAGGTCGCATCTGCACTCCCGACCTCGTTTGAGGCGGCAGGTGACGCGGTAGGCGAAGTCAATACCAAATTCGGAACAACGGGAGAAGAGCTTGAAAGTCTCTCCGCTCAGTTTATAAAGTTTGCCGCAATCAATAATACCGATGTCTCTACCTCGGTTGATACTGTGGCAAATACTCTCGCCGCATTCGGCGAGGATGCTTCACACGCCGAGGCCGTTCTTGATGCAATGACAGTTGCGGGACAGACCTCGGGTATCTCAATGGAAGAACTCGGCTCGGCTCTCCAAAAGAACGCAACAGCCTTCAACGAATTAGGGTTAAGCGTTGAGGATGCGGCGGGCTTAATGGCAACATTCAATACTGCGGGTCTGACTACGGCTGATACATCTACGGCATTAAGGACAGCGTGGAAAGTTGCCGCAAAGAACGGAATGACTCTTAACGAGGCTATTGCGGAATTCGGCAAGACGATGAATTCCTCCGCAGATGCGACAGAAAAGCAGAATGCGGCAATAGAACTCTTCGGAGGCAGAGCGGGCGGTGCGATATACAACGCCTTTGCGAACGGAAAAATCAGCGTTGACGATTTTGTTGCGTCATTATCGGGATTCTCGGGAACTGTCTCGACTACCTTTGAGAATACATTAGACCCGACAGACAGATTCCAACAGGCGATGAACGGGCTTAAAACCATAGGCGCAGAGCTTGTTGAATCTCTCTCCCCTGCCCTTACCACAATAGCAGACACACTTGTTCCTATAATCTCCAAAGCGGCAGAAGCATTCGGTAAGCTCCCCGATGGTGCAAAAACGGCAATCGTAGCCCTTGCGGGCGTTACCGCTGTTGCGGGGCCGGTTGCATCGGTAGGCGGAAAGATTGCAAGCGGTTTTTCGGGATTAGCGGGACACTTCGCAAGCGCGGCAAGCGGTGCGGCATCAGCCGCGGGCGGTCTTGCATCGGTAGGAAGCTCGGCGGCGACAGCTGCAAGCGGAGCGGCAAGTGCGGCAGGCGGATTCGCAGGTATGGCGGGTTCAGCATTACAGATTGTCGCTATGGGCGCAGGATTAGCTCTCGCAGGCATAGGACTTAAACAAATAGCGGAGGGTGCTGTTGCGATAGGTCAAGGCGGCGCACCCGCAGGAATAGCTCTCGCGGGGCTTGTGGTGTCACTCGGCGCGTTAATGGGTCTGACGGCGGCACTCGGGCCGGCAATGACCGCAGGCGCACTCGGAATATCCGCTTTTGGTGCTGCTATGTTAGCCATAGGCGGCGGCATTGATTTAGCCTGCACCGGTATTGCAAAACTAACAGAGGCATTCGGTAATTTACTTGTAAAAGCCGCTTCAAGCGCAGACGGATTATCGCAGATAATCGGTGCTGTGGGCGCATCTATCGAGGGCGTTGTAAGCTCCATAGGCGGAGCAATAGCAAATGTGCTTGATTCGGTTGCCGGTATTATAGACAGCATAGGAACATCCGCAGTAAATTGCGGCGAAGGTATGAAGCTGATGGCGGAAGGAATCGGGGCGATAGTAGCTCTGAACCTTTTGGACTTAGGAGCTTCAATGACAGCTGTTTCATCCGGCATCGGCAAAATGGCGAAGCATTCCGAGGAAATAACCGCAACTTCCACAGCAATAGTAAACCTCGGCAACGAGCTTAACGCATTCGGCGTAATGGCGCAGACGGTCTCGCAGGCGATAACAAACGCGATGACTGCGGCGTTTAATGCGGTTAAAAGTAACCTTGACGCAATGGCGCAGGCATTCAAAGACACCGTTCTTGAATTCTCGCCTATTAAGCTCCCGCACTTCTCAATGAGCGGAAAGTTTGATGCGCAGTCGGGGTCTGTGCCTACCGTTAATGTGGAATGGTATGCAAAAGCGGCTGAAAGAGGCGCGGTATTCTCCTCACCTACACTTATAGGCGCAGGTGACGCGAATCAACCTGAAATGCTCCTCGGTGAGAATACACTTTATGATAATTTAAGGCAGGCCGTAAGCGAATCCGTAGGCGATACTTATGTTTATATAGGCGATACTCAGCTTGACGCGATTATACAGAGAAGCAATGCGAGAAGCAGTTTGAGGAGTGGTAGATAATGGCGCATATTGATACATTCAAATTAAACGGCAATACAATCCCTCTGACAGACGGCTCGTATGTTGAGCATAGACAGGCGATAGATGATGTGGCGACCACCGAGGGAGGAACATTCAGGCGTGATGTGCTTCGCGCTTCATTCCTCAACTCAATGGAATTGACCTTTACAACGATAGGTTCAGTAAAAAGGGCTTTTGACGCGACCTACGCTCCCGCCGCATCATTGACCGCGACAATATGGGCTGACACAACCGGAACCGGCACAACGAGTTGGACTTGCTTTATATCGAAATACACAGCAACTCTTGTGAGAGATACGAAAAACGGCGAAACATACTGGTCTATCAGCATAACGCTCAACGATTTAACGGCGTGAGGTGAGCTATGTATACACCTAATAACACCTATTATGATACTTACATAAAGCCGCAGGCGCGTGCGTTCTCTTGGAAGGGAACGATAAAGACCACCACCAACACCACATATAACTACACATCGAAGCATATACGCCAAAATAGCGGCGTTTTAACGAGGGCTATATCTTCATCCACCGACATTGAGATAGGCTCTACATACGCTTCTGAATACAAAGTAGATATATTCTACAACGCGGCAGGGATAACAGCCACGGCAGAGAAGCTCATCGGCGGGACAATTACCCTTGAATTCAAGCCAGACGGCACAAACACCACCGTTCCTATGGGGACATATTACATAAGCGAAGCGTCAAGACGCGGAGAGATTCTCTCAATAGTCGCTTATGATGCTATGACGAAGTTTGATAAGCCCTTTGAACCGTTAAGCGGCACGGCAACAGCTTATGAGTGGCTTCAAATGTGCTGTAATGCTTGCGGAGTGACTCTCGGCACAACAGAATCATATCTGAGGACAGGCACATACACAAACGGCAAATTGACTCTTACTCTTGTATGGAAAAAAGAGCTTAAAACCTACCGTGATGTGTTGAGAGAGCTTGCAGAGGCTCTCGGTATGGTCTGCCGCATAGGAAGAGATAATAAACTCTATCTCACCTATTTAGGAGGCACTCTGACCGAAACAATAGGCGTTGATGACCGCTTCTCCTCTGAGTTTGCGGATTTCACTTGGAAAGCAGATACTTTCGGCGTGAAGAACATTGAGACAGGCGAAGTATTCACGGCATCAAATGAAAACGGCGGTGTCGGGGTTTATTTTGAGACAAATTCCTTCTTGCAGATGGACGGTGAGGATAGAAGCATATACGGATATGTTATCCGCTCTTATACTCCTACGGAAATGCTTCTAAACCTCGCAACGAGATACACCGATTTTTCTACTGTCCCCTTTGAGGCGAAAATCCCCTTGAATCCCTGTTTTGACCCTCTTGACCGTGTGGCGTTCTCTGGCAGAGCATCAAATAACGCAGGCGGAATAATCACCGAAATAGTGATGAACCTGTCGGGTGCTACAACGATTAAATGCTCCGGTCAAGACACTCAAATCGGCGCGAGTGAGATTCCTTCCTCAGAGCCGAGGGGTGACGAGGGCGTATTAAACATAGCGGCATACGATAATAATAACAATGACACCACGATAACTGTTCCCAACACATTTTTCAGCTTAACAGAGGTTTCATATACTCCGCTGAAAGAGTTTAACAGGGGCGTATTATCAACCACAGTCAATTATGTTCTCGAATCCGATGACCCGACTATATTAGAAGCGACAGTAATGTGGCAGGTGTGGAATCCGACACAAGACCCTAATTATCCGATATGGACACTTATGGAGACATTACCGTTAGGAGCGCACATAACAACTCTTACCTGCCCGATACAGATGTTCAATGTGCAGTTAGGGCAAGGATATGCCTTCGTTCTTCAAACGAAAGTAAGCATATCAAGCGGCGCGAGAATATTTATCAGAAAAGACGATGCGCGGTCAAGTTTTATCGGTTATGCGCCCTCTATTGAGCGAATCTACTGGCAGAGAGGCCCGACAGATAGTGACGGAAACCCGATAAACCAGATTAAATACACTAACCTTAACCTCACGGGTTCAAAGATTCTCGGTGTATTCAATGACGGCTCGGAAACGGAAATCACGCCTTATGTTCAGTTTACGCCACCGGCAGGGACTTATCTTACAGAGGACACCGTAACAGTTACGGCGGCATTCACGCCCCACAGCGGGAAAGTATTGAAATCGGATAGAACCCTTCCGTGCGGTGTTCCCGAAGCCTTGCGAATTGTTATCCCCGAATCCTTACTTGTTCAGCGTGAGCATCAGACAAGGATAGAGGATATAACTGACGAGGGCTACGGATATTATAATCCCGACCTTAAAGCGTTGAAATATAAAAACGGCAATGATGTTATTAAGGTGTATGTTGAATGGAAGTGCGACAGCTTACGGTGGATAACGGAAGTGCCGAGAGAGCAGCTGAACCATACACGGCAGACGGGTATATATATCAAGAACGAGGAAAAAGATTTTGAGGGTTACACTTGCTTGCTCCGCTCTCAATATCAAGTTACAGAGAAATGGTGGAAAACGCCATATACTTATGAGAACAAGAGCTATGAACACGGCGTAAAGATTGAAGCTCAATGGGTAGGATATGGCAAAACACTTACCGCAACGGCATATATCGAGGAATCACCGATTGTGGGCTTCATCGGAAGAACCTTGACCTGCTCTACGCCTTCCTCTCTTCTGCTCAATGCGGCGAATATGTTGGCGGTCTATGACGAAGGGCAAGGTTATATCTTTGAGGATATTAGTGACGCATCCTGGCCTCTCGGATTTAATGTTAAACAAGACAATCAATCCTACACCGCTTATCTCGCAAACGGGCAGAGCAAGTCTTTACACGATGGACTCTGGGGATTCTGGTATAACGGCTGGACTGCATCTAACTTCTATGACTTCTCGCTCGGTTACAGCTGCGAGAACGGCAAAGTAACTTGGAAATGGGACGGCGATATGGGCGAAGGTTCATATACGCAACCGGATTAAAAAGGAGGTATGCTTATGATATACGGAATTGTTAAAGGACAGCACCTTACATTGAAAGCGTATGCCGTAGCAGATACGATTGATTATCTGACAGCTTCTTTCAGCTTTGTTTCGGCTGATTGGGACGGTTTGACGGTTTACGCGCATTTCACAAAAGGTGACGAAACGCACTCGGTAGAACTTGTGGACGGGAAAATAACCGAGAGCGACCACCTCAATCTGAGTGAGGGTGAATGGGGTGTCTATCTGCACGGCAACGAATACAATAACGGTGAAGTGCTGAAAAGGATTACCACAAACATTGAAAAATTCAATGTTGAACCTACGGGAACACTTGACGGCGACCCGTTCCCCGAGGTCGAAGCCTCTATCGTTGAGCAGTTTGCCGCAGAGCTTGACGAAATGGACGAAAGAATCAGCGGCCTTGAAAACGCGGTTGAGGATGTTGTGGACTCCGAGGGCAATTCTATTGTCACCGATAAGGTAGCGCATCTTCCCGAGATTCCCGCAAAAACAAGCGACCTCACAAACGATTCGGGATTTATAACAAACGCCGTCAATGACCTTATTAACTATTACACAAAGGCGGAAGCAGACGGCAAAGGCGCGATAGAGCTTTATGACAGCGCAACAGGCAAACCCGCTTACGGCATTGATGAGATAGACGCTATGTATTCGGCGGGTAAGCTCCTCAAATGGAAAGGCAAAGTCATTCTCTCCATATATGCAAATACGATGTGGAACAGGATGCTCTTTTATGCCGATAACATAAACGGCAGATTACAGTTTTACAAGCAGAGCATACAGCAGGGCGCGGTTATAGGCGACCCTGAGGCTCTCGGCGGAGCAAGTGAAGTTAATTTCACGGCAGCTCTCTACAATAAGCTCGCAGGTATAGAGAACGGCGCAGAGGTCAACGATGTAACCGATGTTAAGGACAGTAACGGCAATTCTCTTGTGTCCGGCAAAATCGCAACGCTCCCCGCCTATCCCGTAGTTGAATATACTGAAATATATGACGGCACGCAGAGCAACTACACCGGCACCGAGATATATAACTTATGGACTGCCGGCAAACCTCTCGCATATACCCGCAACGGCGCAACTGCGCTTGTAACGCAGGTTAGGGCTTCAACGGAATCAGGCGCATCTTATTACCGCGTTTACTATATGCGCAGTAAAAAAGATGAACTCACAGATGATGTGTTTGCCCGAGCAGGCTCTTTCCGCATCCCTGTTGACGGCAAGACCATATCAAATGACGGGTGGTATTCTTCCACCGTGTTAGCGGATGACATCGACAAGCTCTCGGGTGGCGAGGTCGCACAAAACAACACAAGTTTCGTAAGCGGTGGACAAGTTTACGATGCTTTACAAGGCGGTGCATCCGCTCTCACCGATGACGAGATGATAACGCTCCTCTCATCACTTTCCGACATTCTTATAGACAATGGCGATTATCTCGGTGACACCGAGGCACTTGCATTTTAATAATAGGGGGTAAAAAATATGGCAATCAAATCTATCAATGAACTTACAGCAATGACAACGGCAGACCTTACAGCAAATGATGTCCTCGTTGTAGGCACAGCAAGCGGTGCGAAGAAGATACCCGCACAGGATGCGTTTAGCGGTGGCGAGTCAAATGTAGCAATCGTAGAGTTTGACTATAACGGCGGCTTAATGACCTCAATCGATGATGCGGCTGACATCAAAGCCCTTGTTGATAGTGGAAAAGCACTCATCGGCATAGTAAGTCCCGGTGGCGGTCAGACGGTGCAGTTGGCAATCAACATCATACAGTTTACCACAAGTAGCGGAATGCTCATCGCCTATTCTTATGACGGCAATTCGGGACAGATAATCACGCTGAATTTCATCGCCGCCGACCTCAACAAAGGAACAAAATTCGTCATATCAGCATAAGGGGGCTTGACCTATGAGTCTTTACACTAACTTTCAAGACCTCATTTCAGTATTAAAACAGGCGATAGACCGCAAGCAGAACAAACTCACGGCAGGTCAGAACATCACCATCACCAACGATGTTATCTCTGCAAGCGGCGGTTCTTCATTACCCGTAGCCACATCGGACAAAGATGTCATATATTGGGACGGCACTAATCAGACCTATGTTGCGGGTGCAATAACAAATGTCATCCCCGATGGCGACAATCTGTCATATTAAGGAGGCGGTTTAATGATACCTGAATTAGTAACAATACATACCTCTCTCTTAACCGACCTCGGTGACGCTGTGAGGGAACGCTTCGGCGTGAGTGGGGATAAGACACTTGCCGAATTAAAAGAGATTGTATTGACGGGTTTACCCGCCGCCTATCAGCAAGTGGACTACATTGAGGCAAGCGGCTCGCAGTATATTGATATGCCGTATAAAATAAATTCAACGCATAGGTTTGTTATTGATTTTCAATATACCGCAACAACCTCTGGCGATACTACAATGTATAGCGGAGCGGCATCTGGTGCTGATGAAACACCTTACAATTCAACGGGCTTTTGGGGAATACGAAATAGCGACGGAAAATTTATATCTCAATGGGCAAGGTGTGGGTTGAACGATAATGTTATAGTGGGCGATGCAGATACCAAACGACACACTTGGGATTTAGCGAGTGGCTCACAGAAGTTTGACGGCGTTGAATATCATCAATCCGTAATGGAACAAGGGTATGCAAGCACAAAGAATTATAGGATTTTTGCGTGGAATCCTTCGTGGGGCACAACAATACGATGTTGCAAAATGAGATTATACTCGTTTGCTGCTTATCAAAACGGTGTTAAAATAAATTTGCTTGTTCCGTGTTATCGCAAATCCGACTCCGTAATCGGCTTATATGACCTCATCAATGAAACATTCTACACAAATGCGGGTAGTGGCTCGTTTACTTGCTATCCGTCACCCACATAAAGGAGAGCAACACAATGGACATACTTACAAAAATTATCCAAGCAATAGAACAGGGGATTGAGTGGATAGAACAGGGGGTTGAGTGGTTTCTTTCGACTCCGCTGCCTTATGATACGGCAGATGCTATATACAAGATAATCGAGAACGCAACCGTGGTGTTGATACCGCTGATGAGGGAGTATATTGATGTTATTGCGGGGGTGAGTGTATGAACGCAGAGATTATCACCGCTCTGATTGCTTTGGCGGGAACATCCCTTGGAACATTCGGGGGCATATATGCAAGCGCAAGACTCACCTCTTATCGCATTGAGCAGCTTGAAAAGAAAGTTGACAAGCACAATAACTTTGCTGAAAAAATCCCCGTCATTGAGGAAAAGCTCAAAGTCCACGAACACAGAATAACTGAATTGGAGGAAAAGGTAGGATGAACATTAAGGTAAGATTACGCAATAAGACATTTTGGCTGACCGCAATCCCCTCGGCTGTCGCACTTATATACACTATTCTTTCACTATTCGACATAGTGCCGAGCATATCAGAAACGGTTGTGATTAAATTACTCACTACTCTTGTATCAGCACTCGGATTCCTCGGTGTCCTCGTTGACCCCACCACAAAGGGCGTGAAAGACTCATTGAGAGCGTTATCCTATGAGCTGCCGAATGATGACAGGGTAAACAAAGAGAAAGCAGTTACGGGCGAAACACCGCATATTGAGGACGATGAAGATGACCTTAAATAAGTGGATAAAGAAAGTTCTCGGTAAGTATGTCAAGTATAATAAAACTACGCCCGGTTATCAATGCGTGGACTTGGCAAAATCCTATCTCGTTGATGTATTCGATTTTTACGAAAAATACCCCTCTCTGAAAGCAAATTGGGCGTGGGGAAACGCAAGGGATTGGTATGAGGACTACGATAAGCACCGAGAATTGGTCTTAAACTTCACGAGAATGCCGAATACGCCCGTTTTTACGCCTGTTGAGGGTGATATATTAGTTTTCACGGAAAAGACGAAATTCGGGCATATTTGCGTAGCTTATAACAATAAATCCACCACAAACAAGATATACTCTATCGACCAAAACTACCCGACAGGCTCAAAGGTTCGTTACTGCACTCACAAATACACATCAGAGGGATTCCTCGGAGTATTAAGGCCGAAACACAGGAAAGTATCTGCCGATGTGAATATCCGTAAGAAACCGTCAATGAGCGCAGAGATAATCGGCGAAAAAAAACAGGGTGAAAGCGTGTTTATCTATGAACTTGACTCATCGGGAAAATGGGCGAGAATCGGCAAAGGTGAGTGGATAAGTTATAAATATATCAGGGAGCTATGACAGTCATACGGCAGTCACAACTCCCCGAAGTGTTGATATATAATAAATTGTCTGCGCTCCAAAACCGCGTGCCGAGGGTTCAAGTCCTTCTGCCCCTGCCACCCCAAAAGCCTTGATTCGCTTGTGTTTACAAGTAAATCGAGGCTTTTATCTTTTTATGTGCTGTTGCAGAAAAGAACAAAACGGAACAAATAAAACCAAAATTTGGCAGTCAAAACGGCAGTCAAAACACTTGAAAAAAATAACCCTTTGGGGTATAATATATAAGCACCAACCTTTTTGACTCTCCTTTCGGCGAAGCGTCCACCTAAGCGGTGGGCGTTTTGCTTTTTATGTAAGCGTTGAGCTTATCAATAGATAACTTTTTCTTCTCCTCTTCAAGATGAGTGTAAATCCCCATTGTGGTCTCAACATCAGCGTGACCGAGCAAAGCGCAGGCGGTTAAAACATCCACATCGGCGGAGTAAAGGACGCTTGCGTAAGTGTGGCGTAATTCGTGCCATTGGAAAGAAACGCCCGTCACGGCTTGCAGCTGTTCTCGCAGATTCTGCCAGTCGGTTTCGGTGAATAAATGCCCGAGAACATATCTCCCCTTTTTGTGTTCTTGCAGAATCGGGATGATGTTGTCCGGGATAGGAACGATGCGCGTGCCTGCCTTCGTTTTCGGCGGCTTTAATGCCTTCGCCTTGAAATCATAGCTCTTGTTGACGGTGAGGAGCTTTTCATCGAAGTTAATGTCACTCCACAAAAGCGCGGTAAGCTCTCCCCTTCTCAATCCCGTATAGATAAGAACAACTGCAATCCACGCTTCGGGGCATTGTTCTATCTTTTCTCTTTCGGCGGAGGTCAGGGTGCGGCGTTCTTTTATCCCCGACCCCTGGGGAACAAATACTCTCTTGCAGGGGTTACGCTCCGCATATCCTTTGTCTATTGCGTAATCAAAGAGATTGTCAAGAGCTTGTAAATACCGCGTCAATGTTCTCTTTGCTGTGGCTTTTTGTGTTTTCGGGTTTCTCAGAGCGAGCTTGTTCAGTTGCAGCTGCACATCATCCGCCGAAACATCGGAAACCTCACCAAACTTGAAATATTCTAATCGAGCCTTCAATGTTCTATATGCCGATTCGGTCAAGCGTATCTCGATAAAGTCAAGATATTGCTCCACAACGGCAGAATAGACCGCCGAAGGCTTTTTCTTTTTATAGTTTTCGGCCTTTTCTCTTGCCTCTTTCAAGGTAGCACCATAGAACGCCTTGCGGATTCTCTTGCCGTTCTCATTACCTACCGTGATAAAGACTTGATACCGGCCATCCTCCCTCTTTTTCATATTATACCTCTTTTATTATCTTTGTGACTTTTCCTACTATGCAGATGCGCTGAACCTCGGCACCGGTGAATCTGACGGGCTTATACATAGGATTTATAGACTGTAATTCAATCCAATCTTTGCCGTATGTAACCTTTTTAACAACTCCGTCCTCACCGTCTATCATTACAACAGCCATAGAGCCGCTATCCACCGATGATACTTTGCGAACTATGACGGAATCCCCGTCCTCTATCTTCGGGAACATAGAATCACCCTGCACGCGAATCTCCATAGACTCCTCGGCTTCGGTCTTGGTCTTAAACGGCATCATATTATAACCGAGTATTTTTGAATCAGCGTGCGCACCGAATCCGGCAGAAACGCTCTCAAAGATAGGAATAGGATAGAACTGAACATTATCTACTATTGTAATACTATCATTACCCCATCCCATAAGATACGCGGGAGAAACCGAGAGAGCTTCGGCAATTCTCTCTATCCTGTCTGACGGGATGTTTGTTATAACGCCTGTTTCATACCTTAATATAGTAGTCTTGCCGATGCCTGCCGCTTTGCCGAGCTGTTCCAGAGTGAGACCTTTTTCCGTTCTCGCCGCTTTGATTCTGTCGCCTATATTCATCTTGTTCACCTCCATTTGTGAATTAAATATATCATAAGTTGCCGAGAAATGCAACAAAAATGAAAAAAAAATTAAAAAATTGCTTGACACGCACCTTATGCTGTGGTAATATTAGTTGCGTAATAAGCAACACGGAAGGAGGTGTCAACTTGGTAAACACGGCAAAAGTCAGAGGACTTATCGTAGAGAACGGCTATAAGATGTCGGATGTGGCATCGTTTCTCGGTATCTCACAGGCTTCGCTGCACAGAAGGCTTGAAAAAGGAATCTTCAAGAGCGATGAAATCGAGATACTGATAGAACGGCTTCACATTGCCGACCCTATGGCTGTTTTTTTTACGCAGTAAGTTGCGTAGTAAGCAACATTTAATGAAAGGAGAGACAGAATGCTTATTGATTCGGCAGAAGTAAAAAGACAGTTAAACATCGGCAAAACACTTTTTGAGGAGCTTATAAACGAGGGAGAACTCCCCTACATTCAGCACAAAGCAGGCGGCAAAAGGTATTTCAGGCAAGAGGACATTGACGATTACATTACAAGGCATACAAGGAGAAAGAAATGGAATTTAGACAATTAAGAGCTGATGAGATAGATTGCAGGGTCGGCACACAGACCGACAGAGGAATCTCGCTCTTGCTCTATAAGGATGCCCGGTGCGATATGCGCTTACTTGATGAGACAGTCGGCTCGGAGAACTGGCAGGATAAATACTACGAATGCAAAGGCAATCTGTTTTGCTCGTTAGGCATCAAGACGGCTGACGGGTGGATATGGAAAGACGATTGCGGCACGGAGAGCAACACCGAGAAGGAAAAAGGCGAAGCGAGCGATGCTTTCAAGAGAGCGTGCTTCCGTTGGGGAATCGGCAGAGAACTTTACACCGCCCCGTTCATCTGGGTAGGGCTTGACAAATTAGAGCTTGATTCCCGCGGGAAGGTCAAGAGCAAATACAGAGTAAAAGACATCGGATATGAGAACGGCGCAATCGTAAGGCTCTGCATCGCCGACCAGAAAGGCAAGGATGTTTATACCTTCGGTTATGAAAAGGCGAAAAAGAGCGAGGATGAAATAATCTGCGAGAGCTGCGGAAAGCCGTTAGAAGCTGTTATCGGGAAAGACGGTAAGTTTGTGGCAATCGCAAAGATAAAGGAAGAATCAATCAAGAGGACAGGCAAAGTGCTTTGCGCCGAATGCCTGAAAGGAGGCAAAAATGCTTAATTGTTCAGCAATAGTCGGGAGACTCGTTTCAGACCCCGAGCTTAAATCAACATCAAACGGTGTTTCGGTGTGTTCATTCACGGTAGCCGTTGACCGTAATTATGACAGACAGCAGGCAGATTTTATTGATTGTGTCGCGTGGAGACAGACGGCAGAGTTTATCTCCAAACACTTTCGCAAAGGCTCTTGGATAGCCGTTAATGGCTCAATACAGACAAGAAGCTACGAAGATAAGAGCGGCAACAAGAGGAAAGCAACTGAGATTGTGGCTGATGATGTAAACTTCTGCGGCGAAAAAACAGTTGATGACTCTCCCTACGGTGACATCTTATGAACGATTTATACGATGAGCTTCAAGTCAAGTTAAAAGAGCTTAATGTATCAATCAAACAGTTACGAAAGACCGGCACGGCCTACGCGGAAGCTGAAAGGGATTACAAGATAATTCTCCGGCAAGAGTGCTTGAAGCTGAGGGACAGCGGAATGGCAATCGGGATGATAGATAAGTGCTGTTACGGAATCCCCTCTGTCGCAGAAGCCCGATTTAAGCGCGATGTCGCCGAGGCGGTATATAAAGCTAACCAAGAGGCAATCAACAGCATAAAACTTCAATTAAGACTCATTGAGGGTCAAATACAAAGAGAATGGGGTGCAACTTAATGACACAGACAGAAAGAATTGACAGATACATCAGAGACTTCGGCAGTATTACGAACAGAGACGCGATGAATGACCTCGGCATCCAATGCTTCACAGCGAGGATATCAGAGATGAGAAAAGAGGGTTATTCCTTCGTTGAGACCTGGGAGCATTCAAAGAACAGATACGGCGAGCCTGTTTCTTACAAGAGGTATTCCTATGGTGAGTGAGTATGAAGAGCAGGCGGCGGTCTGCCAGTATCTTAACCTCCGGCGGTTGCCTTTCGTTCACATAGCAAACGAGGGCAAGAGGTCGCAGGCCACGGGAGCAAGGCTCAAAGCGATAGGGATGCAAAAGGGATTTCCCGATTTGTTCATCATAGTGCCGAATGCAGAATATCACGGCTTATTTATCGAGATGAAAACGCTCAAAGGCAGACTGACACCGGAACAGAGGCAATGGCTTGAACTTCTCAATGAACGAGGCTACAAGGCGGTCTGTTGTCACGGCTTCTGGGAAGCCCGCCGAACAATAGACGAGTATATGGAGGTTTAAGTATGGCAGAAAGAAGAATGTTTACAAGGAAGATTACAGATGATGACCACTTCGCGAGCTTATCATCTTCGGCGCAAGCTCTTTATCTTCACTTATCAATGTCGGCAGACGATGACGGATTCAACAATCAGGTCGCTACCGCGATGTTCAAGGCACACGCAAGCGTGGGTGATTTAGAGGCTCTTCTCGCTAACAGATACATCTATCAGTTTGAGAACGGTGTCATCGTAATTAAGCATTGGAGAATGGCAAACGCATTGAGAAAAGACCGCTACACTCCCACCTCTTTCAAAGAGGAGTTATCAATGCTTTCTCTCGATGAGAATAACGCTTATACGATGAGCAAAGGCAGTGTGGTTGCCGAACGGTTGCCAGATGGTTGCCAGATGGTTGCCGAACGGTTGCCACAGGATAGTATAGGTAAGGATAGTATAGATAAGAATAGAGTAGATGATGTAAGTGAAAATCAAAATAATAATATAACTTATTATGGTGTCCACCACAACATCCCCCTCACCGATGAGGAGTTGAAGGAAATTCAGTTAAAGTGTCCGTATTGGCAATACTACCTCGACAGAATCAGCGAGGTTTCCAAAAACAACGGAAAGAAATACCCCGCCGTATCAACAGCCCTCAAATGGTATGAAGAGGACAAGGCAAAAGGGAAATGGCCGCAGACAACAACCGCATCTTACGATTTGAGCGGATATACCCAAAGGTCGCTGACTCACAAACCCGTTTACAAGAAAGAGAAGAAAGAGTCTAAAACCTACCATGATTATTTTAGAGAACTTGAAAAAGGAGATAAGGAATGAGAGGTAAATGCTTTCTTTGTCACAGGGAAACTAACTGTGACCGACACCACATCTTCAACGGGGCTTTACGAAAGAAGTCAGAAGAATACGGAGCGGTTATCCTTGTCTGCCGTAATTGTCACGAAAGAATTCATAAAGAGATAGGGTTGAGGAACTCACTCAAAGCCCAATGGCAGCAAGCGATTATGGAATATCAGGGTTGGACACTATCAAAGTGGATAGAAGAATTCCACAAGAACTACGCGGAGGGAGTTTACGATGAGACAGAATGAAGATAGATGCCTGCATTGCGATGTTTGCTATGGATGCGGCAATAAAACCGAATATGAACACATTTACTGCGATGAGTGCGGCTCTGACATAGAAGAGGAAGAGGTCAGAGAGTGGGACGGCCTTGAACTCTGTGAGGAATGTTACAAGGCAAAATTCATCCAAGAATTCCGGGATAAGTTTGACATCCCGACAGCGTTGAACATCGGCGAGGAAGATACTGAAAAGGTCGAGCTTAACGGATTTCTCGCTTGGTATTACACCGCCGACCAAATAGAGGCTCTTCTGATTAAGGAACTTGAAAAAGAGTTTGCGCCGGATGATTTGATTGAATTTCTCGGTGATGATTACGAAACGATACTCCCCACCCCCGAAGAGGTTATTAAGAAACTGAAAGGAGATAGAAATAATGGCTTTTGACTGTATGGATGATTGCATTCACCTTAAAGCGTGCCGCCGTATTCAGAAAATAGGAAGAACGCACAGGCTTATGGTGCCGAGATATTGCACAGAGGAGTGCAGTTGCTACATAAGCAGAGACGAAGAAACCGAATATATGAACAGCTACTCTGTCAGAAAATACGGGAATGAGTGTAAGAGCTACGCAACACTCGGCGAAATCTTAGATGATTTAGAACCAAGCGAAACGGTGTCTTATGAAAAAAGTTGACTTATTTAATTAGCAAAAGAAAGGAAATACGAAATGAAAGATAACTTATTATTCCTGTATTTGTTCGTTTTACCCATTGTTATGGCGTTTTTGATAGATGGGGTATGGTCTTATATTAAGGGATGTATCAAGCGTGTCAAATCGAGGGAAAACGCAAAGAAACGGCTTGCAGAGATGAAAAGACAAGAGGAATACGAAAGAGAAACATTCAGGTTTCGTGACCCTCATTATTACGGCGATTGATTAAACAAAACGCTCTGCTCCCGTGTCAACATCCGTGACACATTCATTGTGAATCTCCATAACAATTTAATATATAAAAGAAAAGTCTCACAGCACCAAATTATAATCATTAACAGTTGCGGATGTTGGCAGAGGGGCAGGGCATTAAAAAAAAGAAAGGATATGAAAAAATGAAAAAAATCAAAGTCAAAATTACATTCACAGAAAGCGTTCTCGGCACTTGTTCAGCAAATGCGGACATTTACAGAGAGTTTATCGGGAGCAAATCACCTGATGCAAGCACGATTGAAGATGAGGTTGAGGCACTCGGTGTTGATGCCGTAGCAGAAAAAGGAATGACAGTATTTCCGAAACTCGATGACGGCACTCCGTTCTTTTACGATTACCAAATCAAGGGGTTCTTCAAAGACACTTGTGGCGGATTGAGGAAAATCAAAGGCACGGAGTCATCAAAGATTAAGGCATACAAGAAAGAGATTGATAAGTTGATATTCGTAGAGCCGAGGAAAATTCCGATTAAGTTTTCCGGCAAAATAGGAAGATGTGAAAGGCCGCTCCGAGCGCAGACGATGCAAGGCGAAAGAGTTAGTCTTGCCTGTTCCGAGGAAATACCGAGCGGAGCGACAGCCGAGTTTGAGGTTGTATTATTCAACGAAGACCACGAAGACTTGATAATCGAGATGCTTGAATATGGGCGTTGGTCTGGTATAGGTCAATGGAGAAACGCATCACACGGCAGATTCACCTACGAAATCATATAAGCAACGGAGTCGAATTGAAATGCAACGGCATAGAATTGCACAGCGAGGGCAATGCACAGATTGATAGGCACAGCGAGGGAATTGAATCGAAAAGAAATGCGGCGGAATTGCGATAAATAGAAATGCAACGGCGAGGAACAGTTGAGCAATGCAATGGCAAGGAAATGAATAGTTAGCATTGACACGCTACGGAAATGAAGTGCTTAGTGTTGCAACGGCAAAGCGGAGCGGTGCAAAGACAGGAAAGGAGTTAAAAAATGAGCGTAAGTAAATGGAAATACACCGAAGAATGTGACGGCGAGTATTGTTGCGGAGATTGTGACCTGTGCGACAAAGAGCCGGAAGAAAGCGAGGAAGAAACAGAATGACACTTAAAGAGGCAAAAAAAATACTTGATGAGTGTATTCCTCATCCGAACAACAAAATGGTTGATTTTGAACATTTGACAATTGCTGTTGCTTGGCAGAAAGTTAAAGAAGAATTGGAAAGGAAAGAAACAGAATGACATACACAGAAAAAGAATTAAAAGAAATTCTCGACAAACATATTCGATGGTTAAGACAAGATGGTGTGGGTTGGGAAGATTTGAGGGCAGACCTCCGATGGGCAGACCTCCAAGGGGCAGACCTCAGCAGGGCAAACCTCCGAGGGGCAGACCTCTACGGGGCAAACCTCTACGGGGCAAACCTCTACGGGGCAAACCTCTACGAGGCAGACCTCTACGAGGCAGACCTCCGCAGGGCAAACCTCTACGGGGCAAACCTCTACGAGGCAGACCTCTACGAGGCAGACCTCCGCAGGGCAAACCTCTACGAGGCAAACCTCAGCAGGGCAAACCTCCGAGGGGCAGACCTCTACGGGGCAAACCTCTACGGGGCAAACCTCTACGGGGCAAAAGGTGTTCCCTTTATTCCTTCGACTTGTCCTGACGAGGGTGGCTTTATTGGATGGAAAAAAGCACAGGGAATGATTGTAAAGCTCTACATCCCCGAAGATGCACGAAGAAGCAGTGCCACGGGTCGTAAATGCCGTTGCGATAAGGCGGTTGTTCTTGAGATACAATCTACTGACGGGAAAGAGGTTTATGTTGCCGAAGCGGAAGTAAAAAGCAATTATGACGAGAACTTCGTGTATAAGGTAGGCGAGACGGTATCTGTTTCTAATTTTGATGAGGATAGATTTAACGAATGTGCTCCGGGCATTCACTTTTTTGTAAATCGTCAAGAAGCGGTTGATTATTGAGAAAGGAAAGAAACAGAATGAACGCAGACAAACAGGAAGAAATTATGAAAATGAATGATAAAGACTATGATGATTGGGTTTGCGTAGTCAAGTGTAAAGATTGCAAGCATAGCATAATAAATCACGGAAGATATTGCACTTTTGGTGATTGTATGGGGTGTCTTGTTGCTGATGATTTTTTCTGCAAAAACGGAGAAAGGAAAGACGAAAAATGACAAGACGAGAAGCAGAGGAAAAGATTCTCGATGAGATGATTAAAATTAAAGAGATATATCGAGAGTATGCAGGAAACGCAGATTGCCTGGTATTACACATCAAGGATGGGGGGATATCGTTTTGGAATGATGGGTTTAAGAACGAAGAAACTCCGCCGATAGATTTCATATTTAACGAAATAACGATAGAGAGGAAAGACGAGGGATGAATGTTCTTGTTGCTTGCGAAGAGAGCCAAGCGGTTTGTATAGCATTCAGGGAGCGAGGACACCGAGCATTCAGTTGTGATATTCAAGAATGCTCCGGCGGTCATCCTGAATGGCATATACAAGGGGATGTTCTTCCCCTGTTAAACGGCAGATGCACATTTCAAACAGCTGACACACACACACACACACAGGCGGACAGATGGGATTTAATTATTGCACATCCACCTTGCACATATCTGACAGTTACGGGCAACAGGTGGTTCAATGTTGAACGATACGGGGAAAAGGCGGCTTTAAGAATTAAAGAAAGGGAAAGCGCTGCAAAGTTTTTTATGGAATTTATAAATGCGGATTGCGAAAAAATTGCTGTCGAAAATCCGATAGGTTATATGTCAACATACTATGAAAAGCCACAGCAGATTATACAACCGTATCAATTTGGACACGCCGAAAGAAAAGCGACTTGTTTATGGTTAAAGGACTTGCCGGAATTAAAGCCGACAGAAATTGTTGAGCCGATAATCATACATCACAAAAGCGGCAGGACGGACAGCTTGTGGCATTTCAAGACAATATCATTAAATCCATTAGAAAGAGCGAAAGAAAGAAGTAAGACATTTCCGGGAATTGCAAAAGCAATGGCTGAACAATGGGGAACTTTACAAGAAGAACAGATTACTTTTGACGAGGTGACAGAATGAAGAAACTACAAACAGCAATCGCAATATTATCAGTTCTTATTGTAGCAATTATGGTAGTTCTTACGGCAAAATACTGCAATCAAGTGGATTACGAAACAACTACCACCGAAACAAGCACCAAAAGCACCGAAATCTGCACCACAGAGCCGATTACAGAGGTTTTAACCGAAAAGACAACAACAGATACCACCACAACGGAAAAGCCCACAGAAACGGATTATATGCCCTCTCTGACAGAGGACGGATATGTAACGCCCGAATTTTTTCGTAAGCACGGAGTTATCTACGGAAACGGATATAAATACACTTGGTATTCGGAAAAAGTGTTACCGGGGGGTGGGTTGGATATACCGGGTCGGTGGTCTGACGGCAATTATGTGAGAGATGAAAACGGATATATCGTAATGGCTCACGAAACGCTCCCGATGGGGACGGTGATAGACTCTCCATTAGGCGAGGGGAAGATATATGACAGATGCCCGACACCGGGCGTTGTGGATGTATATACATCGTTCTAAATGGTTCAATTAAACGGGAGGATAATAGGTGAAGTATGGCATACCCTATCAAGGGAGCAAAACAAAAATAGCAGAACGCATTATTGAAACGCTGCCGTATGGTAAAAGATTTGTTGATTTATTCGGGGGTGGATTTGCAATGTCAGAGTGCGCTTTGAGGTCTCGCAAGTTCGACTCCGTGTATTACAGCGACATCAACGCTCCGCTTGTTGAATTGATAAGAAAAGCAATAAACGGCGAATTTAACTATGAGCGATTTAAGCCGGAATTTATAACAAGAGAGGTGTTTGCAGAACGCAAAGACACAGACGCTTATGTACGGTGGATATGGTCTTTCGGCAACGGCGGCGACAGTTATTTGTTCGGTCAAGACATAGAAGCGTTAAAACAAGATGTTCATAACTGCGTTGTGTTTGATAAGCCGAGCGAATATTACCCTGATTTTAAGCCGACAGGCAATGACATAAAAAGTCGCCGTATGCAATGGCGAGATTATTGCAGAAACAATGAACGCTTTGATTTGCCCGAGTTGCAGCAGTTGGAGCGGTTGCAGCAGTTGGAGCGGTTGCAGCAGTTGGAGCGGTTGGAGCGGTTGGAGCGGTTGGAGCTTCATTGCGGCAGTTATCTTGACTATAAATATCAAGACGGAGATGTTGTTTACTGCGACCCGCCGTATGAAGCAAGCGGTGACGGAGATTGCTACGATTGCGATTTTAACTCACAAGAGTTTTATGACTGGGTTGCAAGCCGAGAATATCAAGTATATTTCAGCAATTATGACATTACGGATGACCGCTTTGCGTTAGTTAGAAGATATGAGATTAAGTCATCAATGGGCGGAGGAAACTCTGCGGAACGAGTAGAAAAGCTCTATACAAATAAACCGCATCAAGAAATACAGCTAACTTTATTCTAATTAGTAAGGAGGATGAATATGGAAAAAACAGAATGCTTCGCGTGGCGAGAAGGCGCAAAGGGGTGGTTCTGCTCCGCTCTTAATGTTAAAAAATGCGAGTATCCGAAGTGTAAGACCTTCAAGACGCGGGAAGAATGCCGTGAGCAAAAGATAAAGTGTAAGGAGAGGATAGACGGTTATCCTGCAACATACAGAGCTTATCTTGAAACGAAATACGGCAAATATGAGATTGATTATTGAGAGGTGAGCTATGCGGATATACATTCCCAAAGATTGGCGGTGTGATAAGAACCTATGGCTTGAAATGCGATACTTTTGCCGGCAGTATGAAAAATTCCGCGCCGAGCGAAACGATATACTCCTCGAATACCGGGCAGCTGAGGGATATACAAGCACGGAAGAATCCGCAATCCGTCTGATGAATCTTGACCGTAAGATAGAACTCATCGAGGGAACGGCGAGAGAGACAGTCCCGAAAAATAAAGAACTGCGGAAAGCGTTGATGACGGCGGTTACTACCGATATAAGCATAATTCACATCAATACAACTGTATCATTAAGCACCCTGAAACGGGTAAAAAGGCAATTCTATTATCTTTTAAGCAAGAAAATATAAAAATGAACCCCCAGGGGCATTATTTTGTGATAAAGTCTGTATAATAAGACAACTGTCGAGAGAGGCACGGAAGGTGTCTCTCTTTTTTATCTGAGGCAGTCGGCATAGGAAAAGCTGACGGGAAGGGGCGGGGAATGAAAAACATCTTTTATCATCATACCCTCCTGCCTATTGGCGGGATAGAAACCTTTATGTATGAGATAGCGAAGAGATACTCCAAGAGCTATGACATAACGGTTATGTATAAGAAAGCGGATGAAAGACAATTAGAAAGGCTTTCCAAATATGTGAGGTGTGTGAAATATACGGGACAGAACTTCGAGTGTGAGAGGCTGTTCACTACCTATGACATATCGGTGATAGACACTTGCGAGGCTGACTACATAGCTCAAGTTGTTCACGCAAACTACAAGGCAATAAAACTGAAACCGAACACTCACCCGAGAATCAACGAGTATATTGCCGTATCACAGACGGTGGCGGATGCCTACAAGGAACTGTCGGGGATTGAGTGCAAGGTTATCTACAATCCGTTGACACCTGACAAGCCGAAGCGAGTGTTACATCTGATAAGCGCAACAAGACTGTCAAAAGAAAAGGGACGAGAGCGGATGGTTAAGCTCGCGGAGCTGATGACCGCCGAAGGAATCCCGTTCATCTGGTTAGTGTTTACCAACAGCACGGAAGGATTCAAGAATCCTAATATGATAACGCTCCCCCCGAGGTTGGATTTAGCTGACTACATCGCGGATGCGGATTATCTTGTGCAGCTGAGCGACACGGAAGGTTATTGTTATTCGGTCAACGAAGCTCTGCATCTCAACACACCCGTAATAGTCACGGATATTGAGACATTCAAAGAAGAGGGAGTAACGAAGGATAACGGATTCCTCCTCCCCCTTGATATGGAGAACATAGATGTAAAAGCTATCTATAACGCGAAGATGAAGTTTGAATACTCCCCCCGGGAGGATAGTTGGGATGAGGTTCTCGCAAAAGGCAAGAGCGACTACACAAAGAAGCTGAAAGAAACTCATTTAGTAGAAGCTACCGGGGAATATGAAAGACTTAAACTTATGGATAGTGAGCTGCAAATAATACCCCAGGAGGGGGTGCGTTTTTCTGTCAACGGAATAAGATTAGACACCCTGCTCGGTAATAACCGGTATGGGGTTGCCTTTGTAAGAGAGATACCCCCCGCCCCCAAGAAGAAAAAGACCCCTACCCCCGTAGGTAGTGAGGAGGGGGAGGTATGAACCGACCCGACAGACACGGACAGCATCAGGTAACATTCGCGGCCAACAAGAAAAAGATATATGCAACACAGAAGATATGCGGAATCTGCGGACAGCCTGTTGACTTCTCATTCAAGTTTCCTCATCCGCTTTCACCGTGCATCGACCACATTATTCCCGTAAACAAAGGCGGACATCCAAGCGACATACAAAACTTACAGCTCGCACACTTAACTTGTAATAGACAGAAAAGCGACAAAATAATTGCAGTAAATACCAAAGAAGAACAAACAATCTCCAACCGTGAACTTCCGCTCGCTATCGATTGGACTACCTATAAGCCGTGAAAAAATGACGGGGCATTCTTCCCTTCCCCGCCCCGTTCGTCA